ACAGAGTTGGATGGAAACCGTGTTCTGAGACAGTCTGCAGATGACGGCATCGAGGTGCGCGTTCACTCGTACTCTCAGTTAGCTTGTACTGCACCTGGCAAAAATTGTGTCGTAACCTTACCATAAACTGAAAGGGGACCACATGGCAGAAAAAATATTCTTTGATGTGCAAGCACTTAATCCGCATGTCAAGATCATTGCCGGTACGTTTAAACCTAACGGTTCAAGCGCGATCGATAATACAGTTAATGCTGGTGCAGGTTGGACAGTTGCGTATACAGCAACAGGGAAATATACCGTTACTTTAGACGATAAATATCCTGGGTTGCTATCGGCTCAATGTTCCTTGCAGCATAACGGAGCAGGAGACAAAAAAGTGCATTTAGGTGTAATTGATGTCTCCAGCGCAAAGACACTCGTAATATGGCATATTGCGGGTACAGCTGCTGCAGATTTAGCTGCTCATGCAAATAATCGTATTCATTTCACTTTAATCCTACGCAACACTGATATGACCAAATAAGGAGGTATCTATGATGAGTGGAGGAAAAGATGCAGCCATGATTATTTTGGGAAAGGGTAAAGGCAAAAGACACTCTGAACCAGATATGATGGATGAAGAAGATGAATATGAAGATGAAGAAATGGAGGATTATTCCGATGAACAGCATGAAATGGCAGAAGAACTAATTTCCGCAGTAAATGGTGGAGATAGTGAAGCTGTCCTTGATGCGATTCACGGTATTTATAACAGTTATTAAGAGATCAAAATGACTGACATCGTAAGTTTATCGGAGCTGCGCTTGTTATCGCAGCAACGCGCTGACATGGAGAATAGCCAATTTATCACTTCAGATGAGTGGCGAAGGATGATTAACAGAAGTTATGCTGAGCTGTACGACTTAATTGTCACTTCAGCTAATAGCGAAGACTACTTCTTAAAGTCCGGCACAATTTCCCTGGTCAGTGGCACATCAACTTACGATCTTCCAACAGATTTCTACAAATCTCGTGGAGTGGACCTCAATACGTCAGGTAGTGAGGTTCCTCTGCGCAGATACAACTTTTCAGAAAGAAACGTAGGTGGTTTATATTCAACAGCTTCCGATATGCGTTACCACATACAAGGCAATTCAATAGTTTTTAATCCCGATCCAAGCAGCAGTGATACAGTCACAATTTATTATATTGCCTCACCACGCAAATTCCTTGAATACACAACTACAGCAATTGGGCGCGGATCATCTACCGTGTTTACAGTTGGCACTCATTCATACCAGGTGGGTGATTTACTAGATGGTGTGGGATTCCTGGTAGATAATTATAACGTATTACAGACTGTAACTGCAATTGCTGCAACCACTGTTACAACTGACTTAAATACTGCTTCTCTTGCAGATCCTACTGTATTTGGAAAGCTAGAAAGCAGGTACGATTTCTACAGTGGATGGGATGAATACGTTATTGTTGCATGTGCAATGTCGGCCCTCATAAAAGAGGAAGCAGATGTAAGTGCATTATTTTCAATTAAACAGCAGATCCAGGACCGCATTATTGCAGTCTCAGAGATGCGTGATTTAGGTGAACCAACAACAGTTACTGATGTGAGTAATTACAACAGTCTTTGGAATACAGCAACTGCATGAGCCGAATCTCATTTACACAACTCTTTACCGGATCTGCACCAGTTGACCAGCAGATGGGTTATATTGCAACTGCACTGAATCCATTATTTCAGCTGCCCTTTGCAAGTGGCAACAGGGTCCAGGATGTTGAGATTACAACTGCAGATACAATTGTAAACCACGGACTAGAACAAGCACCAGAGGGGTGGATAATTTTAAAGCAGAACGCAGCCCAGGTAATTTATGAAAGCGCAACATTAAATGACTTTCCAAAAACTACAGTGATCCTGAAAGCTGGTGGAACTGTAACAGCAGATTTATTCTTTTTCTAAAAAAATACTATGGCAACAAGCGGAACAAATATCACGGCCCTTGCAAAACCAGCGGTTGGCGTGACTGCAGGCCCTACCTGGGCAACTGATTTAAACACCAGTATTGATGCAGTTGATGGTCACGATCACTCAACAAATAAGGGCATAAGAATTACACCAGCTGCAATCAATATTAACGCAGATTTAGAGTTTAATGATAGTAGTGCAACAGAACTGAAAAATATTATATTTTCTACAGTTACAGCTGCAACAACTTCATATTCAGTGTACCAGGCAAGTGGGAATTTGTACTGGAGAAATGGAGCTGGCACTGCAGTTCAAATCACTACTGGATCTGCAGTTAATGCTGGTGCAGGTTCAATCTCAGGAATGACCGGAACTGATGCAGGAGTAACTTATGCAGATGGTTCCAAAACATTCAATTTCTTTACAGACAGTGGCAATGGTGACTATGGGAAAATGGCGCACGCTGATTTGCTGCTGTTTAAATATTCCAACGATAATTCTGGTGATACAGCGTATATAACTATTGCAGCAAATTCAGGCGTAAGTGGTTCTTCAGGAACCATATATGTACCAAGTGAAAATGGTACTTTCCTCACTACTGCAACCAGTTATGCCGGTGCAATTAACATTGCAACCAGTAATTCAAACAACAACATTGCACTGAAGCCACATGGCACAGGTTTTGTCCAGGTTGGAAATGCAGGTGCAACTGGCAAGCTCACTTCAAATGGTGCATACGATTTAATTTTAAGCACAAACAGTGGCACAAACTCATCTACCATTGCAATTACAGATGCAGCTAATGGTAGCATTTCTTTTATTCCAAATGGTACAGGTGAAATTGTAATTGGCAGCGGAGCTGCTAGTGGTAAGATAACATCTTCTGGCGCACATGATTTGGTCCTGGACACAAATGCAGGTTCTGCAAGTTCTAGCATAACAATTACAGATGCAGCCAACGGTAATATCAACCTGGTTAATAATGGTACTGGTGAGATTGTAATTGGCAGCGGATCTGCTAGTGGGAAAATAACCAGTTCTGGTGCGCATGATTTGGTCCTGGACACAAATGCAGGTACAGCTTCAGGGTCCATTACTATTACAGATGCAGCCAATGGTAATATTGCACTAACAAATAATGGAACTGGCGAGATAGTAATTGGGAGTGGAGCTGCTAGTGGAAAGATGACCACTTCTGGTGCGCATAATCTGGTATTGGATACAAATGCAGGGAGTGCAAGTTCAAGCATCACTATTATAGATGCAACCAATGGGAGTATCCTATTAAATACAAATGGGACCGGTGAGGTGCAGATTGGGAGTGGTGCTGCTTCTGCTAAAGTTACCAGTAATGGGGCATTTGATCTGGTCTTGGATACAAATTCAGGGGCTTATAGCGGAACAGTTACTATTACTGATGGCACAAACGGCAACATCGACATAACACCACATGGTACTGGAGAAGTTAATCTCAGCAAGGTTGATATTGATGGTGGGACCATTGATGCTACTACAGTGGGCGCAGCTTCCCACACAACAGGTAAGTTTACCACCTGTGATGCAACCACTGATTTTACAATTGGTGGCCTTGTAATAACAGATAATACAATCACAGATGATGGCACACTGTCTATTGTGGCAACTACAGCAATTACGCTGGATGCAGACACATCCCTGGCAGCCGGTCATGATCTGGAAACATCAACAACAGGAAAAATGAAACAACGAGGAGCATTTATGCAAAGTAGTACACATCAAGCAATGATATTAGGAGGTTAATATGGCAAATCCAAGTATAACCAACGCAACTACAATTGGTAAAGAAGTTATTAGAAGAAGTTATGTTGATGCTTTACCAGAGTCTTCGACACTAGTTTTGCAAGGTGTAGCAAATCATATTATGACTATAGTTTCAATTGTAATATGTAATCGAACTGCTGCTACTGATGGAGGTTTCTATATGTATATTCTTCCAGATGGAGGTACTGCAATTTATTTAGGTGTAAATCAAATTGTTGGTAAAGACGGAACGTATATATGGAATGATAAGTTTGCATTAACAGAAACAGACACTCTTAAAATGGAAGCTACTGGTGGAGGTACAGTTACATTGGATGTTTGGACTACATATATTGATCAACAATTTGCAGCACCATAAGGAGAATGACATGAGTGGAATAGTAGGATCAGCAGGAAGCAAGTCAGGTGTCATCATATCGGGCAGTATAAATACATTTGCTCAAGCTTTTAAATTAACCTCTACATTTTCAGGAGGAACTGGTGCGATGACTGGTTGGACAGCACAGGAAAAATATTCTCCTAACAATCTAACTATGTCTG